AACTAAATTATCATTAAATTTTGCGCTATTACCATAATAACCTGCATCATTTAATCTTGTTGTTGTCATTTCAGCTAGCGTATTACCAGCTGAATCTTTTATTTTTATATGTAAATTATAACTATCATCAGCACCTTGTGATGTACCACAACTAAAAGAACTCGATCCATCTTCACAGTTTTGTACTGAAAAGTATGAGTTTAACTGTATTCCACCATCTAATTTATTTTGTGTTGCAGTGTAATTTACACCATCCTCAACACCTGTTACATCAACTAATGTACCATCAGCTGCTACTTTCATATCTCTGCTTGATTCTAACTCACCATTAAATGCTCTACCACATGCACCACTTATTTGTGTGCCACATGTTATAGTAAATCCATTATGTGTAGAGTTATGATTAAGATTACCTGTTCCTGAGTTGACACCATCTAAATTAAAGTTATCCATGTTAGATGACGTTGTACCTGCGTTAGGTAATATATTTGTTGAAGTTGCTGTATCGTTCTCGGCTTTTGTTTTTATTATGACACAAGAAGCCATAAACCATACTAAAAGGAATACTATAAAAAAATTTTTAATTTTTGTTAACATTGATCGGTTTTAACTTCTCAATTTTAATTTCGTTTTCTTTATCTACTTTTTCTCTTTTCTTCATACGCTTAACATATGTTTTATAATCTGGTCTTTCGTGGTCGTATTTACTCCACAATGCTAATGCGTCTTTACCTATCTTACCATCGATAGGACAAGGTGTTCCTGCTTGTATCATTGATTCAAACACACGTTCATCTTGACATAAAATAGCTACAGCTGCAACCTTCATACCAAAATCATTTAGTATTCTGGATAACTTTAATCTTTCACAATTTTTATCAATAAAATGTTTGCCACCAGATATACCTACACCAAACGTTTGCACACCTGCTGATGCACCTACGGCACAAACATCTTGTGTCATAGAATTAAAAGAGGGCGCACTAGATGTTGGGGGTGCTGATCTTATATTACTATTACTAGTGCTATTTGTAGTTGTACTAGAAGAAGACCCAGATTCGTACGTTGTTGCACCACCTGTGTATCCGCCTTCAATACTTGTGTTAGACCCACTTACGTTTGTTTGTGAATTTGCACTATGTGCTTGGTTAGTTACACCTATAAATATAATTATTAATGCTAAAAGTAAACTTATTTTGTTCATTAGCACTCACAGTTCTCACAAGTACAAACGCCATATTCATCTGCATGAAGTTCTGAAGAACAATGACATTCGTGATTACATTTACTACAATTTTTACTCATGTTTTTTAAACAACCATTCTGTGTATTTTTTCCACAGATTCTTAATCCATTTAATCATGTTTTTTCTCCTCAATTTCATAGAAGAACTTGTCAGTATCTTCCGTTTTCCATTTACGAGTGTCCTCAACATTCCATTCGGATGTTTGGACTTTCCAGTCGGGAATTTCATCTTTTACTGTAAAAGATGGTATGTCCCATATTAGTCTATTGTTTGGCTGAGCCGCATAGTTGCCATCGTCTAAAGCAAGTATGTGTGCGCACTTATGTTCGTGCGGAATTTCAGAATGATCTGTATCTATTATATTACTCTCTGGATGAGCAAAGTCAACTGTGAAAAGATAAGCACCTGCATGCCATTTTTTATCTTTACCTATATATTTACCAGATTGTCCGTCTAAGATATCCCAAGAAGTAACAGCAGGATAATAACTAAAAGAATTCCATAACTCCAATTCGTCCAGTCTATATTTAGGAACGTTTTTTGCTTTAAACCCTCTTTGAATGAACGCACTGATTGGAAGTCTATAGAAAATCGCACCGTTTTCCATAATGCAATGAAATAAGATCGGACGACCTGTAATACAGGTAATACCAAAGATAATACAATCTTCAACTTCACCATGATGTTTTTTAAGGTCATATAAATATTCTCTCCTTATTTGAGAGTATGTTACAGGAATATTTGCATTTAAGTAAGCCATAATTAGTCATTTATTGTTCCCCAATTTTTGCCTGATTCGTAGTCTACTTTGTTTGGGATTTCTAATTTAACAGCATTTTCCATAATCTCAACAATTTTTTTAGCTTGCTCTGGAGATTCTACAGAAACATCTAATTCATCATGTATTTGTATGTGCGCTACAATGCCTTCTTTGTATAAATCTAACATAGATTTTTTTGTCATGTCAGCAGCTGAACCTTGTATTAATTTATTTAATGCTTTGTAAGTATAAGCACGCTTGATGCCTGGTCCATGTTCCTGGACAGCTTGTTCAAATGGTAATGCTTTGTGCATACCAAAAGTATTTGGTTCCCATAAATGAAACCGGCATAATCTACCAAGTAAAGTTCTTATCTGTCCTCTTTGTTGTGCTCTGTTAGATACAGATTTTGTCAAAGATTTAACAAAAGGAACTCTATTGTGATAAATAGAAAATAATTCTTCTGCTTTATCTTTACTAACACCTAACTCTGCTTGTAATTTTGCTTTACCCATACCATAAAACAATCCAAGATTAATTGTTTTTGCTGCGCTTCTTGGTATGTCTGCCATCTTTGCAACGATAGTATGAAAGTCTGCATCTCCATCATCGTATGCCTCTTTAACACCAAACACACTTGTGTCTTGGTCTAGGGATGCATAGTGAACTACTAGTCTTGGTTCTTGTTGACTGTAATCAAAGCATCCCCACTCGCAACCTGATTCTGGTATGAAAAGGGATCGAATCAATGGACCTAAGTCCTTATTACGAGCAGGAATTTGTTGTAAATTAGGATTAGAATATGAAAATCTACCAGTAACTGTACCACCTTGGTCAGATCTTATCTGGTTAATATCTGCATGTATTCTACCTTTATGTTCGTATCTTATAATTGTATCTATAAATGTTGTATGTGCCTTGTTTATTTCTCTAGCTTTTGCTATCTTCTTAACTAAAGGATGTTCATGATTAGACAAAAAGTTTTTAGTAAATGATGGTGCCTGTGTTTTCTCAGTTCTTTCGTAAGGTAATTTTAATTTGTCAAAAACTTTGGCAATGCTTCTTGCTGCCCATATTTGACATTCTTCTCCTGTCTCTTTGTTTACTTCTAATAATAATTGTTTTTCTTGTTCACTTAACTGTTGTTTCAATCTATGAGCGGATTCGGTATCGACACGCACGCCTTTAAATCTCATATCAACTAAACATGGAAACAAATCTGTTTCTAAATTAAATATAGAATTTAAATCTTGGCTGTTTATTTCTTTTTGCATAACTTTCCATAAGGCTAAAGTAAGTTCTGCATCTCGTTCTGCGTAATTACCTACGTATAATGCGGGTAATTTCCACATATCTGCTTTAGGATCTACGCCCCATTCCTTTGCTGCATTGTTTAATTCTGTTTCATTTTTACCTTGGCCAACAAAGTCCCAACCTAAACTATTTAAATCATATCTGTATCTATTCTCATTTACTAATGACGCCGCAATCATTGTGTCATAAATTCTACCATTTATTTTAAAACCCATAGCCCTTATCCAACAAACATCATACATTGCATTGTGAAATATTTTATCTGCTGCTGATTCACAAATATCTTTAAACCATTTTATAACTAAATCTTTATCAAGATTACCACCGCCTTCGTGATCAAATGGAAAATAACCTGAGTAGCCATCTGTAGCTACAGCAATGCCAACAACTTTACCTCTGCCAATAACAGAACCTGTACCTAATTTTTTTAAATCAGGATCATGTGTCTCTAAGTCAATTGCAATTTCATCTGCATGACGTAAGTCTGGAAACTCTGTAGGTTTGACCCATTCTGTCTGTGCTTTAAATATCATTTTGTTTTTTCCATTTACTATGACCTTTAGCCCAAGATTCTTTTTTATCTTCTGAATAATCTCGTTCTAAAATCATTTCTAGATAATGTATTGCTTTTTTAATATCTTCTTCCTTTCCTTTGGCAGAATGTCTGCATATATATTTTATAGCCGATGCCTCTGCAAAAAGCAACCTGTTCTTGTTTATAAACTCACTTGGCTGCAAGACCATCGATTTATAATGGGATCCTCCAATTTGTTTTTTGTACACACTCATATTTTATACTCCTTCTTTTTATTTTTACATTTTATTAAATACAAATTATCTATGGTTCGTGTAACACCTACGTACCAGACTCTTTGTTCCTCATCATATTTTTCTTTCGATCTTTTTGATCCTTTCAAAGTATTTTCTGTTTGATTTAAATATAATACAACATTAGTTGCCTCTCCTCCTTTTGCTCCGTGTATTGTAGATATTTTTATTCTAGGTGGTTTTGATAAATCCTCTCCATTAACAAACATAGATTTTACATAATCAATTTGATGAAATGGAACTTTAGCAAAAGCTTCATACCAAGGTTTGTCAAACTCTGGTTTCTTGTCGTCTAACCTTTCTATAACTTTTTGCTCTAAAATTTCTGGTAGCTTCTCACCTTTTTGCATTCTTTTAAAATTATTTATGTCTTCGTACAAACTTTTACCTATGCTGTTACCTTGACTGCTTTCAAAAAAATAACCTTTTCTTTTAAGATAAGACGAAATAGGTTTTAATAATGATTTTGTCCGTGTTAAAACTAACCATTGTCCTTTAGACATATCTATATCAGCCAGCTTAAAACGTTGATTTATATGGCCAATTTCAGATTTAGGTAAGTATTGTTTATCTAATCTTGTGTTAATTCTTTCTATAATATCTAAAGCTTTCTTTTGAATAAGTTGTGGCACTCTTTTTGATTTTGTTAATGGTATTTGTTTTGCTTGCCAATTTATAAATGAGTTAACATCAGCTCCTGCCCAACCAAATATTGCTTGGTCATCATCTCCGGCAATCCATACATCATTACAATAGCCATCTTCTAATTTTTTTATCATAGACCATTGTATCAACGATAAATCTTGAGCTTCATCTACAAATATAACTTCAAATTTAGGCGCTGTGCCTTTTGGTCCTAAAAATCTATCCAACATATCTGTGTAATCAATTAAACCATACACGTTTTTATAGTTGTTTATTTCTTTATCTATAGCTTCTAACTTATCTCTTTGAATTTTACCAAGATGTTCGTTCAAATTATATTGATCTAGCACACTAATTTGTTTTACTCTAGCTAAACTTATTAAACTTAAATACTCACTGTCTGATGTAAATATTCCATTCCATTCATTCTTTTCGTATGCTGCATATTTTATTTGTACACCACATGTCTCACCTATTTTTTTATAATTACCTTCTTGCATTACGTTCTCTTCTTTTAATCCTAGTCTTGTAAATGCCAACGAATGTAATGTTTGAAAATATCTTATATCTTTTTTATCTAACGTAGGGTTTCTTTTTAAAAATCTATCTCTAGCTTCGTTTGCAGCCTTACGTGTAAAAGAAAAATAACCTATTTTATCTAGAG